AATTATAGTAGCATATAATTTATTGGAAGTAACATGACAAAAAAGTTAGAAGAATTATTAGATATGGCTCCGGCTAGAGAAGTAGAAGAAACTACTAGTAGTGAAGTAATCCCTACTCCGGAAGAAAAGCCACAACATACACCAGAAGATATACAACGAGCAATAGCAAAAGCAGATAAAATTGACGAAGCATTGCCAATGGTAAAAGATTTATCGCTAAATGATAAAGAAATGGATGAAATAGCCGTAACGGCTAAAGATACATTCCAGGATTTAATGGATTTAGGTATGAACGTAGAAGCCAGATATGCTGGTGAGATATTTAATACTGCGGCACGTTTATTAGATACGGCATTAAATGCCAAAGGTGCTAAAGTTGATCGTAAATTAAAAATGATACAATTACAACTCCAAAAAGCAAGGTTAGACCAAGTACAATCTAAACACGATAAAGATAATGGTGTACAAGAAGAGGGTGATGCAGTCATATTAGACCGTAATGCACTGTTGGAAAAACTGCTTTCAAAGGATAAATAATATAATATAAAGAAGGTGTAATACAACTATGAAAACATTTAAGCAATATTTAATGGAATCCACTAAAGAATACAAATTTCGTGTGAAGTACGCAGGTACTTTAACAGATGCACAATTGAATAGAGTTGAAATGGCACTTGGAAAGTACAATCTAAACGATATGTCTAAACCAAAAGTTACACCAATACAGGAACATCCTATGGATTTCCAAACAATGAAGAATTCAGAAGTTAGCATTATGGATATATCACTTACATACCCAACTACTGTTGATATGTTAAGAAACGAATTACAAGAGTACGCAGGTATACCTGGTTCTCATTTAATTGTAATGAATCCAAATGATCCTAACGAAGTATCTAGAGAAAAGAATCTAGAAGAACAAGATAAAGATTACGAAACAAAACTTGGAAGTGAGATCAAAGACGATATGGAGATCAAAGCAGAAGAGCATTTTGGCGACAAGTATAACGAAAACTTTTTAAAAGACCTAGCAAAAAATAAAGAAACTCCTGAAGTATCTTTAGCAAAAGCATACGCAGACGAAGTTGCAAAAGAAACAAAGAAAAAGGATTAGTATACTATGAGAGATATATTAGACGCATTAGAAGGCATTCATACTAACAAAAAGAAGCCTTTAAATATGGCAAAAGAATTAAACAAAAAGCCAGCAGTTATGAAAGCATTATCTCTTGAAGATGCAGACGTAGAAGAAGGCGTAAATGATGTAGATAAAATTCTTCAACTTACAAATGAACTTTACAATGAACTAGTTGATTTTCACAATGAAGAAACTGATGAGAACGTAGAAGATCTTGTTGGACACCTAGCAGAATTTAAGGCTAAACTTGAAGGTGATACAGGATCATTTTCAGAAGATAAATTTGACGGATACAAAATTCACCGTTTAGGTGAGTTACAGAAAAAAGTTGACGATGTTGCTAAAGATATTAGATTACTAGGCAAAACAGATTCAATGCCAGGTGCCACAGGCGCTGGTGACTTAACAGATCAACTTACTACAATGAATGATGCAATACAAATGTTGCAAGATGTCGTTGAAAGAGCAAACAGTATTGTACCTGATCCATTAAAAAATTACGATGGTACTCCGAAAACTGAAGAATCAGTTAACGAAGGCGGCGGACGTGATATGGATTGTGCTACCTGTGATGGCGATGGCAAAGACGGTGATGAAGACTGTAAAGTTTGTAAAGGTACCGGAGAAGCACAACCAACTGAAGAATCAGTTGAAGAAAATTTAGAAATGAAAAGCGAGGAGCAAAATATGGAAACAACCCAAAAAGACACAGTAGAAGTGGCTGTTGAAGATTTGGCGAGAGTATTGGAACTCGCTGGATTAGGCAAGGAAGTTATTAGTGCAGAAGCACAGGCTGAAGAGGCACAAGTAGAAGCACCAGTAGAGGCAACTAGCGAAGTTGAACTTGACGAGTATAGTAACTCTCCAGACGAAGATTACTTCGATGCAGACACACAACTAAACAAGATGTCAGGTGGACTAAACGGTCCTAAGAAACAATTTAAAAAAGAATATCCAGGTGATAATCCTTTAGCAGTAGATCTACAAGATAAACTGGCTAAGATGTTATCTGATATGTAATTCTTATCATGGCTGATAAGGCATTTGAAAACGAATTATTAGAATTAAAAAAATTAGCAGGGGTTGATTCATATTCTGGGTTGACCCCTTACTCATCTACAAATGAAAACTTTGGCAGTCTTGCTGATAAATTATCTAAAAAGCAAAAAGAAAAGAAAATAAAGCCAGGCACAGAAGCATGGTTTAGACTATGGTTCAGTAAGCCATGGTTGACTGGCGAGAAGCCCTACGATAATTAATACATAAATGTAGCCGAGTTGTAATAAACGGGCTTATACGACGTATTTAAGGGCCGTACAGTGTAATTAAACAATCCCCAATTAGTTTACCGATAAATACAATAGTAATATGTATATATAATACATATTAGAATAGGAGAAATCAATATGTTTAAATGGTTAAACAAAATTTTTGCAGTGAAACCTAAAGTTGAAGTAAAACAAAAACCTTTAGTGTTAGTACCTAGCAAAAAAGATCTATCAAAGATGACTAAGAAAGACTTAGAAGCATTAGGTAGAAGACACAAAATAGAGTTAGACAGACGATTAACAAAAGATAAACTTGTTAATGCACTACATAAACACATAAAAAGTCTAAACAATTAAGAGATAAAAAATGGTAAGCAAGAGCCTAGACGGTGTCTTAATTAAAAAGCCACACCAAAAGTTAAGATGGACTGAAGAAGAATTACTAGATTTTAAAGAATGTGCTGACCCTGATACAGGACCTGCGTATTTTTTAAACAAGTATTTTCATATTCAGCATCCTGTCGATGGCAAAATTATTTACAAGCCATACAAGTATCAAGAAACGTTAGTTAACAGTTACCATACTAATAGATTTAGTATTAATTTATTAAGTAGACAAATGGGTAAAACTACTACTGCGGCTGGATACTTGTTATGGTATGGTATGTTTGTACCGGATAGTACAATTTTAATTGCGGCTCACAAGTATGCAGGTGCTCAGGAAATTATGCAAAAAGTTAGATATGCATACGAACTTATGCCAGACCATATAAGAGCAGGAGTTACAAGTTACAACAAAGGCAGTATTGAATTCGAAAACGGAAGTAGAATTGTAGCCCAAGCAACTACAGAAAATACAGGACGTGGTATGAGTATTACGTTACTATATTGTGATGAGTTTGCATTTGTGCGACCAACTATTGCCAGAGAGTTTTGGACAAGTATATCACCTACACTAGCAACTGGTGGTAAAGCAATTATTACAAGTACACCTAACAGTGACGAAGATCAATTTTGGTTACTATGGACAGAAGCAAATAGGACTATAGATGAATATGGTCATCCGTTAAAAGGCGGAATAGGTATTAACGGATTCCATGGATTTAAAGCACTATGGCAAGAACATCCAGACAGAGATGAAGAATGGGCTAAAGAAGAATTAGGGCGTATTGGGGAAGAACGTTTTAAACGTGAGATGGATTGTGAACCAATTATATTTGATGAAACATTAATCAACGCAATACGTTTAGCAGAGATGGAAGGCAAAGACCCAATTGAAAGACAAGGACAAGTACGTTGGTTTAAAAAACCTAAAAAAGGAAACATATACTTAATAAGTTTAGATCCTAGTTTAGGAACTGGGGGCGACAATGCCGCAATACAAGTTATTGAGATGCCTTCATTAGAACAAGTAGCAGAATTTATGCACAACAAAACACCTATTGTACAACAAATAAAAATTATGAAAGAGATAGGTGAATATCTAGTGCAACAAATAGACGAGCCCAATGACGTTTACTACAGTGTGGAGAATAATACATTAGGTGAAGCCGCACTAGTTACAATACAAGAAATTGGAGAAGAGAATATACCTGGATATTTTATTAGTGAACCTAAAGGACATGGTAATTCAAAAAGATTTAGAAGGGGGTTTAATACTACACATAAATCTAAAATTTCAGCCTGTTCTAAGTTAAAAAGTTTAATTGAGTCTAAAAGATTAAAGATTAATAGCAGAAATTTAATATCAGAACTTAAATCCTTTGTTGCAGTAGGTAGCAGTTTCCAAGCAAGACCGGGTGAAACAGACGATTTAGTTATGTCTATGGTATTAGCAATCCGCATGAGTATGGTGTTAAAGAAGTATGATGCAGGAATAGACGAGCTTTTAAGCGATAATTTTGACGATATAGTAGAGCCGATGCCTACATTATTAATATAAAAAAGGTAAATAGTAATATGCAAATACATAATAAAGTAGCAAATGACTTATATGGCGTATTAGCCAAAAAATTTAATAAACTGACTATTGCAGATAGCCAGGCAGTAACCACTGTTGAGTCTAGTGAAGGTAGAATTTTTACACTAGAATACGGTGGAAGTGCTAAAAGTTATGGTAGTGTTACTGTAAATATCGTAGATCCTAGTTCTTTAGTAATATATTATAATAACAATATTACAGAAGATATGCGTTACGATGATAAAAAAGATTGGTATTCATTCTTAAAAGAATTAAGATTTTTTGCAAAAAGAAATTTAATGAGTTTTGACGTTCGTAACATTGGTAAGCAACAATTAGATAAAACTGATTATGCATATATCAAAGCAAATGATAACAGTTACGACAGTTCAGAAGTAACGTTTGAAAGCAAACTAACAGGTACATTAAAAACATCTTATCAAAGTTTTGGTGAGAATGTTCGTTTAATAATTAAGCATAAAAACCCTGTTGATGAAACTATTCGTGGTGCTCGTAGTAGACAAATACATTCTTTGTTTATTGAAAACGGAGAACACGGTAGATTTAAATTACCTTTCAAAAGTTTAATTGCCGGTAGAGCTATCGCACAACATATGACAAGCGAAGGTGCATATGACGATGAAATCGGACAACATATACATGAGTTAACTCAGGAAGCCTACGACTTACAAAGATTTGTTAAGGCATTTAAACGTGCAGATAATTTTGCAAATATAGAAGAAGCAACAAAAATTATTGAACAAGCACGTGAAAGATATAAAGGTATTAGAGAAACATTAAAAACTATCTCTAGACCCAAAGGATATCAGAGTTATGTAGAACAATATAGACCAACTGAAGATAATGTTGAACAAGCAGATTTAGAAGACATTAGAAGTAAGTTAGTCCGTATTCAAAAAGATAACATTGTAGATACAATACTGCCGAATTTGGCTAGAGGGATTAATAAAATGAAAGTACAAGAGAGTAATAAAGAATTGGCACACAATTTGGCAAAAGATCCAAGTGCTAAAATAGAATTACGTCCGCATCCAGAAGAAGATGCAGACATTAAAAATTATATTGACCATATTAAACAAATGGTTATTAGAAATCAAAAAACTTCTGAGAATCCACAAGATGGTATTGTTAGAAAAATTATTATGTCGTTAGCAAAACGTACAGTTGACGATGCACTTTCTTTACAGATAAGTGACTTAGGTTCTATGGATAATCCAGCAGATAAAAAAGCGGCTTACCAACTAGCATCTAAATACTTAAAAGGAAACGTAACTGAAATTCCAACTAAAAGAGATTTAAAAGCAAAATCGATGGAAGACCAGTATGAAGATTATATGGAAAACCTTTCAGAAGGTACTTGGGCAATCCCAGATACTGAAGAAGCAGTAGGTGAACTAGAAGGCTTAATGGCAGATGTACTACCCCTCGGTGCAGAAGGCGATAATGCAACAAGTTCAATTTACGGTATTATAGGTGACGACGAATTATTTGATGCTTTAGGTGATGCAGGCGACAAGAATCCAGAAGGTGATGCTCGTCCAATTATCTGTGCATGGGTAAAAGAAAATTTAGACGGATATGATATACCAGAAGATTTAAAAGGTAAAGTTCATGCAATTTGTCAAAAAGTTACAGGAGCCACTAATGAAGGTGCAGTCAAAAGAGCAATGGAAGATGATGCTGAAAGCATGAGCAAAGAACAGTTTATGAAAAAGCATGGTGGACCAAACGCAGACGATGAAGGCGCATCTGAATTCTACGACAACTATAATGGTGTAGATGAAGCAGACGTTCCAGAAGGAAATGAATTTACAGACGCTAGAAAAAAAGCAATCGATGACGGTAAAGACGAATTTGAAGTAGACGGTAAAAAATATAAAGTTACTGGTGATACATCAGATGAGAAAAAACAATCAGAAGGTTACGCAATGGCAGGCGCTAATGAACATTCACAAGATGAAGTTGACGAAATTGCAGACGCAATTAAATGGCGTGTTACTGCAAGTCCAGTTACATTAGATAACATACTTAAACATACAGATATGCAAACTTTATTAGCAACTATTGAAGATGTTGCTGAATTCCATGCACCAATGGAAGAACTTGGTTCAAGTGATATTAGTGCTATGGTTAAACAAGTAATGCAACAATTAGGTATGAAAGAAGAATACACTTTCAAAGGCGAAACAGTTGAGGAAGCACAAAGTCCGGCACAAAAAGCCGCTTTCCAAAAAATGCTTGACGCTAAAAAAGGTAAGAAAAAAGACGATAGTAAGGAAGAAGAAAAAGAAGATGTCAAAGAAGAAGACGCTTATGACGGAACTCCTGAAGAAGTTAAAAAACTAAAAGCAAAAGAAAAAGCCGAAAAAGAAGCAGAAGACAAGAAGAAAAATGAGTCAACTGAATCAACAGAATCAACAGATATAGTTGAAACACCGGCTGACCAGCATTTAGTAGACGAAATTTTATTCCTAGCAGGATTAAAATAAAACACATTTTAACGTAGTTGTTAAC